GAGGTTCTTGTTCAGTCGTGTCAGTGTCGCGGTTACCAAGCTTGCGTTGCAGCTCAATGTAGGCTTGTTCAAGATCCTCAGCATCTCTGAACTTACCAGCAAGCAGTTGTTGCTGTTGTTCTTCAAGAGCTTCACCCACCTGAAGTGAGTCAAGTTCTTCTGCAGAGAATTCACCGTCTTGAGCTTCAGTCGGATCGTACGTCAGTGTAGCCATTAGTAGTGATTACTTTGAGGTTGCCAAGACCAACTCGTTCAACACGATTGGGAACACCGATAGTCGGTTTGCCGATCTTGGTTCGTGGTGCGTATTTGTTGCCGGACTCATCAAAGAGTTCTTTATCCTCAGCCGAGAGGGGCTGGGGCACCGGCTTGTTCTTCTGGCGCTGAGGCCGCGAGGGGGTTACCTTGTCCATTAATCATCTCCATTGCTTGAGGGTTTTTACTTGGATCCATCAGTGGCGTCTTAGCCAACTGACCAATCTGTTGAGTAAGCATCATGTCCTTCTGCATACTCATGTTCTCCATCTGTTCTTGCTTCATGTCAGCAACACTCTTGACAAGATTCAGAACGTCGATGCCTTGAGCAGCAGCCAGACGCTTGATCACCTCATCACTGTTGATGTACTTCGCAAGAGCTTCAGGCCCCATCGTTTGTGCAATGGTCTGCAGGAACGAACCAAGGCTTTCTCGATCTTGTCCTCGACCCAGTGCATTAACACCAGCAACAATAGTAGGCTTAACAATATCCTTTGGAAGACGTGGAATCTGACCAGTCTTTTGGAAGACATTGAGCTTACGGTTCAGATACGGAACAAGGAACTCAGTCGTCAGCAGACTGAATAGTCCACCGAGTTGTTGTTCCAGTTCCATTTGAGTCATCCGTACTTCTTCAGCAGTAGTCCTCTCGGATTGCCGTACAGAAAGGATGAGGAATGCTTCAGACAATCGACGTTCCAATTGCTGCATCATTTCAAATGCAGTTCGGAAGTCAGCAGTCTTACCTACCTGAATGACACCAATGTCATCCGGTCTTCCTTGAACGATTGCACCGTTGCCTGCTTGGGCCAGCGTGGCCGGTTTGGTGGTGCTTGAGGGTGATACTACGAAAACAACTTTAGCTGCTGCTGCAGAGCCTTCTACAAGGGCCTGAGAGAGTGCTTCAAGGGAGCGTAGGTCACCGATGAATTCCTCAACCCTGCCTCGTCCGTAGACTTCACCATCAACAGTATTGAAGCGAAGAACAAGCCAAGGGTTTGCTTCGATGGGTGCTTTACCCAATGAACCTGGAATGATCTTGTCTTCATATTCCTGATGCCAGACAAACCTGTTGTTGTCTCGGCGGATATGTGTGTAGATGTCCGCTTCATCATTACGTTCTGCCTCAGTACCTGCCACACTATTGGGCACAGCTTGGGGAAGAACCTTCATCAGAAGCTTCTTAGAGATGCGTTCTTTGGTGACTATTTCAAGCACATTGCCGTTGCCATCTCTCTCTACAACGTAGCGATTCAAGGGGTACAGCTTGAGCTGCTTCTCTCCCATGAAGACCAACGCATTACCTGTCACCACAAGATGCTTCAGTGCTTGATGTACAACGACACGATCACTAGAGGCAGCAATAGATTCAAGGATAGTACGTTCGATCTTTGCAAAGGAAAGATCCAACTCGGACTTTGCTTCGGGAGGAAGCTCAGTACCCAATGCACTGTCATTTACCTGTAGCTTAAAGAAGCTGGTTTGAGGTGGCAGTAGAGCCAGCATCAATTTAGATGCCAGAGTCACTACACCTTTTGCACCAACGCTTTGCCAAGGAGTTGGTAGATGACGTGCGCCTTTGACAAACTCCTCCTCACCACGATTCAGGTAAGGAAGAGTCAGGTCAGCAGCTTGTCTTGCTACGTTTAGAAATTGGGAACGGTCACTTGCTAAATAGTCATACCTTGTTTTGGCTGACATTAGCGTCCAGTATTAAGTGTGTTTCCGTATTGCAGTCCACGGCCAAGGAGACCAGTTCCTCGCCCATAAATGCCGAGTTGACGAAGACGTGACTTAGCACGCCCAAGTTTGTTTGCACCAGCAGCTCCAACGCCACCACCCGACAGCATACCTGTACCACTAATGGTACTAGCATCTTGCATCTCCTCTGGAGTCATTGGAGTTTCTACTTGTTTGTCAACAGGAGTAGTTACATCTGTTTTCGCAGTACCAGGAGCCAACGGTCCAACGTCATTACTACCTGTATTCATTGGCATATTGGTCGAGTTGTATGGGCCAGTACCAAGTCCACCACCACTGTATGTGTACTGAGGACCAACACCAGGTAGTGTCAACCTACCGCTTGGCATCGTACTCATACCTCGTGGAATAAGTGAACCCATACTGCCGGTAGTGCCAAACTCAGTAGCTCTACGCTGTAGCTCAGTACCAAGGCGTCCTGTTCCCATTGCAGGACCCATCAGATTACTCATGTAAGCATCATAACCAGTGGGTGATTGCTTACTTGCTTGACGGATGAGCATGTTACTAGCGCCAGCATTGAGGTTAATGCCAACACCATCATTCTGTTTGATGTTCTTATTAATTTGATCTAGCTTTTGGATAACAGCACCAGACGATTTACCAGAGTCTTGGGTAATTTGCTTAAACTCTTGTTTGGTGATGCCACCTTCACCAGCTTGACGAATAGCAAGCTTGACGCCTTGACTTTTTGATTCCTTCTTAGCCATTGTATTCTTCAGATAGACGATGGTTAATCCACTCGACCACCGAACGTTGGCCAGAGCGGTACATTATGAGAGCGTGGGGATCATCCGGGTGGGGATTAACTGAAGGGAAGTTATCCTCCAGTTCTTGTAGTATTGATTGAAGCTGGAGACCACTGGTCTCAAGCATACTGAGGGAGATTGGGGTTTGCATGTTCAAAGAACGCGGGCATACGAGCACGTTGTGTTTCGATCAACCCTTCTGCTTTACCTGCATACATCAAGCTGTCACTTTGATCAAGCCAGAATTGTTTATCCAGGTACTTGTTCTCAGACTTCTTGAGTGGTTGCATCACCCAGGCAATGGTTGCCTTCCTGAGGCGATCAAGAGAAGGAGATACAGTGAGGCCAAGCTCACGACATACCAAGCTATTCGTTGCCACATGGACTTGCTCATCCCTACTTATGTCGGCGGATACTGTTCGTAAGCCAGCGTCACCATTAAAGCGGAAGAAGGGGAGTAGAACGAAGAAAATTGCACGCTCGGCCACCATTGCTTTGAGGACCGTGTGATCAGGATGCGCCGTCCAAGCATCGCGGAGTCGCATTGCTTCTGCTTCAGCAACTGGGTCAGTACCGAGAGCTTCTGCGATGTAACCGAGAGCCAAGTCGTGGTTGACTTCATCCTGGATATTGGATCGCAGTAAGTCCCGCGATAGCTCTGGAACTTCATTCTTCAGTGCATCGTGGATAAAGTCGCCAACAGGTAGTTCCATATGGCGAAGGGCGAGAGCCCGGAAGATGGTTTCTTCCGAGCCCTCAGCAAGCTGGCCAGCAGTGGTTTGCACTGGAGTCCACTTACGTTTACGATTAAAAAGTTTCTGATAAGGGTTCATTCGCCGCAATTACAATCAGGAGCTGTATCATTAAGAAGAGCTTCCAAGTAATCGTCGACTTCAGTTTCAGACAATGCAGCATATGCGTTTGACTTATCCTGAACATCGCCCATTACCTGCAAGCTGTAATACAAAGAGGTTTGGGGGCTGTTCAGCCACTCCTCGATGAACGCTTCGTCGTAAGTAACTACGTCACTCCACGAGTTGAAGCTATATCCATGAAGAAGCCCAGTCAAATCAAGCAACCGGACGATACCGTTTGCTACTTTGAAATAGTCATCCCAGCCAACTTCAGACGCGATCTCAACAGGACCGTAGTCAAAGTTCTGGACGCCAAAGGTGCCGCTATCACGGTCCACTTGACGGGCAATGGGAGGAGCGATCTCAGGGGTAGTGGTGTACCCATCGAGATCCTTGTATCGATAACTGCACGAGGCAGTAGGAGCAATGGCAAAGGCACGAACCATGTTGTTGGCCTTAGCAATTGCAGCAGCTTCACGGATACCAGCATGGATCTCATGAGCCAGTACCGAAGCAGGAGTGTGTTCGTGAGGTTCGTTGTTGACGATGTGCATCAACGCCTCACCAAACTCCTTGTAGGTCACCCCTTGTTGACGGAGCAGGTTGGAAAGCCCAAGCATTCCGAGACCGACCTGGCGATCAACCTCTGGAGTGAGGTATTCACCGCTGTCTCCAACACCTGTCTTTGCGTGGAGGTGACACAGTTCGGACATTCCACGTGAAAACGCAGATCGAATGTCATCAAATTGGCATGCCCCAAGGTTGACATGTTGCAGTAGACAGGTGCCCCGTGTTGGCAGGTACACCTCCAGGCAAACATTTCCGTAGATACGGTTTCCATGTTTATCGACTTTTGTTTTATTTAGCCAAACGTCACCGCGTTTGATGGCCAGGATCAGAGCTTCCTTGACTTCATCTGCTGCTGTCTTCCACCAATGCCAATTAATGTTGACACAGCGTTTAACCCAAGGCAGCTCACTACGGCTAGCAGTAATGAACTCAAGCACATCAGGATGGTTGAGATCAAGATGACATACAACTGCTCCATTCTTGTAGACACCACCACGCCTCAGGATTTCATTGAGGGTGGAATAGATCTTTGCAAAGGACACAGGGCCAGATGCCACAAGACCTTTGCCATTCTCAGATCCTTTGCTACGAATCTTGGAGAGGTGTACTGCAACGCCCGCTCCATAGCGTAGAGCATGACTAACGAATCTCCACGAAGCTTCGATTCCATTCGGTCCTTCCATGGTGTCTTCAACAACGAAGACGGTGCAGCTCACAGGGAGCCTGGATGTCGGATCATCAATCCAACTTTGTACACGGCCAGTACGTGCGATTAGTTCTTTAGTCATTGGTGGTTAGATTCATGCTTAATTGTTGTGTGACTCCTGCAGCCCATTGACTACCCATTGCATCTGCGATGCCTTGGTACGTAAGACTGCGTAGCTTCCACCTGTGCTCCGATGGTGGGAGACGGTGTATTTTGTTATCCCTACCTTCTACAATTCTGGTTGGTTGTAGTTGTGGGAGATTCTTTAGCCAAAGGCATGTGGCCTTTGTTTCACCATGACCAAACATCCAAGGTTGAATAATCTGATCGGGCTTTCTAATCCTTGACGAGATGACACTTACTGGATTCTCGATTGCAATCTGCTCGATAGGGGCATCCATTAAGCGTTGGACAAAATCCAGCGCCTCTCTCTGCTCCTGTTCTTTTTTGTGAAACCACCTTGCTCCTGACACAGCAAGATGTGTGCAGGGCGGATGAGCAACCATTAAATCCCAACCATCATTGATGATATCAAACACATCTCCCTGATAGTGGGGACCAGGTTGATCTGTCGTTAGAAGATCACAAGATACAGCTTCGCAACCATTCCTTATAAACGCATCCCGTACTCTGCCTGAGAACTCACAGGCTACAAGTACACGTTTAGACAAGATCAATCAGTGAAGGTTCTTTATAGTTACTGCCCTTGAGAATTTTTCCATCCTCACGGCGAATGGGCTTGCCGTCTTCCCCGAGCTTGCTCATGTTGCTGGCATGCACGCGGTTATGTGCTGTTTGCAGATCCCACCCAAAGCACGCGGCCATCTGATGACACACGTACACCAGATCAGCAAGCTCCTTCAGTAGGTGCTCCCGCAGTAGCTTGTTGTGAATGTCAACAAGCAAGTCAAGGTAAGCATGAGCAACCTCTAGGTGTTCCTCATCGATCAAAGTCTGTTGAAGCTTCAAAGAGGAAGTTGTCAGCCCGATGGGCAGCTCGTACGCTCTCCGAAATTCGTGCGCTGCTGTTTCGTAAAAACTCACGTTCGTTTTCAAGGTAGTGGATTGCTTTGGTGAGATCATCGATTGGGTCTTCTGTGGGTTTCTTTCCACAACGAGCGATGTATTTGATTGCATTACCCAGATGGAAACTCAGTTGCTGTTCTCGAATGAAGTCTCCGATTTTCCAACTGGAGCCGTAATGCTCTGGACTGTTGGCCATTGTTTGACAAGGTTAGAAACAGTATTGGTAAGAACAAAGTTCTGATGTTGCAACGCAAGAAAGACAGTAATGATGTCCTCCTTTCTTG